CTTCAAACTCTTTACCTTGAAATTGAGTTATATCTATATTTGTTAGAACACTGTGTAATACAGTTTTCCATCTGCAATGATCGATTGCCTCTTGGAATAAATGAGAAGAACTTGAACAAGACATATTTAAGGAGAAATTGTGTATTTGTTTTTGGTATTTATATATTTCATTTTTATTAACAATAATTTGATAATTGTTTTCACTAAATTTATTTAAACAATCTCGAAAAAATAGATTTATTCTTTCGTGTTTTGTTTTTCTTTGCTTTTTGTGTTGTAGTTGTTGTAGTGGTTGGTGTCTCTTTTTCATTGGGTCTGTATCTCAAAAAATATTCTTCGTATTCAACTGTTCCACGTTTGTCTTTTAGTTCTTTGAACTTTTCCGATTTGTGCGCACGCATTTCTTCCACTGTTTCTTGATGACCAACGCATTGAATGCTAAATCGCTTTAACAATCCACGCTGTTCAAGTCGATTTCTTTGTTGGACTTCAAATAAAAAAGCAGACATACATAATAATCGTTCTACACTGTAATAAGGTCTGTTAATGTAAATAAACGCTAAATAAAAGCTCATAATGGTATCAATTGTTGCAATTTTAATTTTGTATCCACTGTCTTGAATAACGTTGTAACTGTGACAAGCAATTGGCTCATAAATAAAACAAATCATTTCTTTTCCAACTCGAATTTCATAATGCATTGCAACTAACTCACCAACTGCTTCATGGCGAATAATTGTTACATTTTTCACATGAATGTCTTCTAATCGTTCTTTTACAATTTCGGCAACAGATTGGGGATTTTCTACAAACACATCAAAATCTGGGATTTGATTTACTTTTCGTTGAAATTCTTTTGGCATATATTTTGAATATTGACTTAAAGCATAGCCTCCAAAAAACACGACACCTTGATCCACTAATGTTTGTTTTACATTTTGGTAAATTTCATTCATTAGAGATTCATTTTCCATTGTTCGCTGGAAATCAACTTCGTGACATTTTGTTGCTTTCAGAGGGTAAAATTGATTTAACAAAGAAAGTCGTTTTAGAACCTTTTCCCATCGACTAATGTCTCCATTTGGTCTAGATAATTCTAAATACATTCCCATTCGTAAATAATTTGCGGGCGCATATAAAATAGATGCAACCTTGATAGATTCATTTGTTAGTGATTTGAAAAGTTCACGTGGGATAGAAGTAATGTCGGCAATTGGAATAAAATTCACAAAGACTTTATATGTTCCGTGGTGTTGACCAGATTTTCCCTCAACTTCTTCAAATCCTTCTTTGGCAAAAATATCGCACAATTCTTTACAATCCTTTAATGCGTTTGCTGAAAAAAAATCATAATCTGGTATTTCTACATCTTTGTTATAAAACTGAGACTGTTTTGGCAATATGTTATTAATTGCTGTACCACCATAACAAATAAGTTTTTTATTTCGAATAAATGCTTCTACAATTGAAATCATCTTTTTAATTTCTTCCGAATTTACACTTTTCATTCCTTGAATTTTTTCTGCTTTATCTACCGCACTTCGTAAAATGGTTAACTCACAATCTTCAAATGAAAGTCCTTTGCACTGATTCAACAAAGGCTTTCTTTTGAGCGTCTTTTTCTTTAAGTGGTTCATACATTACATTTCTATTTTTTATTCGGCAAAATGCGTATTTTTAAAATGAGCCATGTATTTATAATGAAAGTTTTGTTAGTAACAATTGCAATTGGGCAAAAATATTTAGATATGTACAAAAAAAAATTTTATGAAAGCCAACGAAAATATGCACAAAAATGTGGATATGATTTTAGAGTTGTTACTGATTTTTTAGATAAAAAACTCCAACACAAATCAACAATATCTTTTAATAAAGTGTTAGTATGTAGTCAATCATGGTCTAGTCAATATGATTTTATTATATTTGTAGATGCAGACATTCTAATTAATATTAATTCGCCTCCAATCCACTCTTACGTTGATTATGAAAATTTCATTGGTATTGTAGATGAATTTTCACAACCAACCAAAGAACGAAGATTAAAAATACAACAAAGAAATGGATGGGAAGCAAGTGCAACAGAATATTATAAATTATGTGGGTTTGATATTGAAACAGATATGGTATTTAATTCCGGCGTATTAGTGATGCAGCCAAAAATACACCGAGATTTTTTTCAAAATGTATATGATAAATATGTTAGACAAAGTATAATGCATCCAAGAGGATTTCATTTTGAACAAGCAAGTATTGGTTATGAAATTCAAAAAGAAAAAATATATAAAGTAATTGGTAATAAATTTAATGCATTGTGTGCATTAATTAGCCAAGACAATATAGAAAATATAAACATAGATACTTTTGTAAGTAACAATTATTTTACTCATTTTGCTGGATTAGTTCAAGTCCATTCTTAGGAACAAATGCTGAATCTGCAAAAATTGCATTGTAGTTTGCTAATTGCTGATCATTTTTTTGGTATCTCATCGCAATCATATTACATTTCATATCAATCACTTTGGCAAAATCAATATTGTCTGGATTATTACTTCCACCTGGAACCATCATAGACAATTTATTTGACTTCTTTAATTCTGCTAATTCAATAGCAGACATGGTGCGGATACTATTGTATTCATACAAACTAAAGTTAGTGTCTCCACTAATCATGTTATATGCCAAGTTTTGGTCAACATATAATTTGTTCGATTTGTTTACAATAATGATAATCTTTCCCATTAGTTCTGACAATTTTTTAGTTGGTGAAACTAGACCATTATACACATTTGGAATTTTTGTAATCATTTTGTTTAGGGCAGATAACATTTTAATATTATTGCTTTTGATTCGTAAATGCAAAAATAGTGGATCACCAGAATTAGGCGCCACATCACCAGAAAAGGCTTGATCTCCTAACAAAGCCAATACTTGATCAAATGGGAGTGAATTATATGTTTCTTTGCTGTAATATGATTTGTTAGTAGATGTAGCTACCACTGGTGAATCATTAATAGAATAAATTTCAAAATCAAGACATCGAACACCTTGCTTGAGTATGGTGGATAAAATGCACGTTCCAACATAGTCGTTGGAATAATTACCTAAACTACAGCAGTTATATGCAGTTTTAATGTAGTAATCTGAAATGGGACCTTTTTCTCGAGTTGTTAGCGTTTGCGACCCATTCGGAAAAGAAGAATTAATCTTTGAACATCTAGTAGCTGGAAGCATAGATTTGTATACAAAATACAATACAGCCCAAACAATAATGATTGTTGAAAAGGCAGATAATATAAAAGCTGCTGTATCTTTTTCAATTACATCCATATCTATATATTAGTATCATAAAAAACAGTTTAATAACAAGGAATAAGTAAAATAAAGTAATTATATAAATGCCTGGAGGATTAATGAATTTAGCATCTTATGGACAACAAAACGTTATTTTAAATGGCAACCCATCTAAAACATTTTTTAAATCAACATATGCTCAGCATACAAATTTTGGGCTTCAAAAATTCAGAGTAGATTATTCTGGATTAAGAACACTTCGATTGTCTGAAGAGTCTACCTTTGTATTTAAGATTCCTCGATATGCAGATCTGTTAATGGACACATATATTTCATTTAATTTGCCTCATATATGGAGTCCAATTTATAGTGAGACAGAAGGAAACGATGCAATTCCATATGAATTTAGATGGATTGACAATTTGGGTGCCAAAATGATTTCCAAAGTATCTATTACATGCGGAAATCAGACATTGCAAGAATATTCGGGTGACTACTTTTTAGCATCAGTTCAACGAGACTATTCTGCTGAAAAGTTGCATTTATTTAATAGAATGACTGGACATGTACCCGAGTTAAATAATCCAACAAAAGCAGAAGGTAGATTATGCTGTGTCTATCCAAGTGCCCAATATACTACCAATCCAGCTGGAGCGGAACCATCTATTCGAGGACGAACTCTTTATATACCATTAAATTCTTGGTTTTCTATGAAAAGCCAAATGGCATTTCCCCTAACATCATTACAATACAATGAACTTCATATTACGATTACATTTCGCCCAATTCGTGAATTATTTACTATTGTTGACGTACAAGATGTGGAGGGTGGTTTTCCCCGTATTGCGCCAAATTTTAACAAAACATATATGCAGTTTTATCGATTCCTTCAAACGCCCCCATCAGCTGTAATTGATGATACAGATACAGTCTGGTTAGATAAACGTGTACTCTGGGATACAGACATTCATTTGAATTGCACATATTGTTTTTTGTCTAATGAAGAAGCCAAACTATTTGCACTTCAAGAACAGAAATATTTATTTAAGCAAATTGTGGAGACTAAGTTGTATAATATTACTGGTGCATCCAAAACAGATATTAAATCTCTTGGGATGGTTTCTAATTATATGTTTTATTTTCAACGAAGTGATGTTAAAGACCGTAATGAATGGTCTAATTATACAAATTGGCCATATTTATCAACCATGCCTCAAGACATTGTTATTTCCAATTTTGAATTTACTTCGGGAGACCAACAACCCCAAAATATAAAGACAATTCTTGTTAGTATGGGACTTTTGTTAGATGGGACATATAGAGAAAATGTTCAACCCGTTGGAGTATATGATTACATCGAAAAATTTTTGAGAACAAGTGGCAACGCACCAGATGGACTTTATTGCTATAACTTTTGCTTAAATTCAAATGCACATGATATGCAACCATCGGGCGCAATTAATATGAGCAGATACAACCAAGTTGAATTAGAGTTTCAAACCATTGCTCCACCGTTAGATACTACAGTACAAACAACTGCTTTTTGTGATTCAAATGGCTCAATTGTTGGAATTAATAAACCCGTTTGGAGAACATACAGTTACAACTATGATTGCACAATCTTTGAAGAACGTATTAATATGATTACCTTTGTAGGAGGAAATTGCGGATTGATGTATGCAACTTAGGGGGAGTTCCTCCCCCTATAACCCCCTTTTTTGCGCTTTATTGTTTTCTGTTTTCTACCATACTTGCAATATTGCTTTTGTGAAAATCCTTTTGGATGACGGCAATTTATGCTTCTTTTGTATTTCAAACTCCACATATACTAACATAAAGATTATATAATGAAGCTTGCCACTTAGTTTGGCAAATCAAAACTCTATTCCCTTATAATCCCATACTTTAAGGATGGGGTCTGATGGGAACGTAGTAGTTCGCTTAACTTTTATTGTGTACATAATATAATAATAATGTCATCTAGTAAACGTACTAAAAAACCAGAACCATTAATTCAATTTGGTAAATCACTAACATCCAATTTAATTATAGCTTCTTTAGCATTGATCTTATTTGGCATTCCAGCATTGTATACCTCATTAATTGCAGACTCTGGTGGGATGAGTGTAGATGCATTAAATGCCTCAACTGTAGGAAAGCCCGACAAAATTGCACATGTCATTAAGATATTCGAAGGATGGTTTCCTCCAAAATTAGTGACTAAACATGAAACGCACATAAAATTTGATTCTTCATCTCATGATTATGCCAATGAGAAATTTAGAACAGTATTTCCAACCCAACTCCCATTTGGATACTTCATGTACAGTGTATTAAAGAGCACGATTGACACCAATTACTCAGTTACTATGGGAGTTCACAAATTATTTTATAAAATGCCAGAATCACTCACTATTTTGTTAGCAATGGTTCTCATGCCAATTATCTATGTTGGATTATATTTTATAAATATTCCGTTGTCTGCATTTATGCACTTATACCATTTCAAAAAATATTTTATTTCATGCGTCAAGGATGAAAAAGATCCATCTAAATGCACAGAATCAATTGACTACGGTCCAGTCAGTTGGATCATTTTATTTGCATACGGGATGTTTGGGTTTATTCCTTCAGTCATGTTTGTAATACCAATACTAACAATTATTTATTGCCATATTACTCCTTTGTTAGTTAGTTGCAAATTAGCAAAAGGTTCAAACCCCAACTATGATTTTTTCCAATTCTTAGGAAATGCATTATCATACAAGAGACAACTTATTATGTGGATTATGTCCTTTGTATTACTAAAAGCAATTGCTACCACACTTGGTCTTTATCCAGCAATGGGATGTTTGGCTGCCATATTGTGTTTAGCAGTTGCAACCAGTGTATATAGCAAATATATTCCAGAATGCGCAAAGAGTAAGGGAACTTAAAATCAAAAGTAACTACGCTTTCAATTCTTTTTCAATATGCATTTTAAATAAGAAAAGGTTTAAATGCATTATTCCATAACTAACAAATGACTTCGACTAACAAAAAGTACAAGCTCCCATTTGTTAGTGTTTGCACCCCGACTTTCAATCGTCGTCCATTTATCCCTTTTATGATTAAGTGTTTTGAGCATCAAACTTACCCAAAAGATAAAATGGAATGGATTATTATAGATGATGGATTTGACCCAGTTGGAGATTTAGTTTCTCATTTGCCATATGTAAAATATTATAGATACGAGACAAAAATGACACTTGGAAAGAAACGAAATGTTATGAATTCCAAAGCATCGGGTAGCATATTAGTTTATATGGATGATGACGATTATTATCCACCCGAAAGAGTAATGCATGCAGTAGAAATGCTTCAAGCAAATC